CTACCTGATAACCATCAAGGCGCCTAGTAGGCAAACATTTGGGCGGAGTGCTACAGCAAATAAGCCTAACTGTCTGATTAACCTTACAAACAAGTAAAAACAAAGAGTTATGTAAATCACCACTGGTAATACATGATCATTTATACAGCTTTTTAACTGCCCCCATTCATGCCCCAAGATCCTTTTTGCCCCCAACTTGCCCCCAATAAAACTAACCACCCCCATTTTCGCTGAATCCACACTTCTCATTCATATGCTCGCTAAAGCAATGGCCATCACCAAGAATACGGTCGATCCACTTTTCAGTGCGAATCGCCCACGGATCACCATTCACTGAGCAATACCCAACCCTCGCGCTAAATGTATTTCGATAGCTGCCACCGGTTATCGTGTTTAGCACGACTGATATTGATGCTAAAACATTAATTAGATATTTCATCAGGTCTTTCTCCGTTTACTTTTAGCTCGCCATTTTCATTGGTCACATAATCACGCAATGCTATTCGATGAACTGATATTTCTTCGGCTGTCATTATGGCCCGATCGTCACCATCGATAAGCTTGTGAGATTCGATGTCCAGTAGTGCCAGTTGAGAAACGACCCAATTTTGCTCGCCTCCTGCAAACTTCGCATTTTCATAATCTCGCATAGCAATGACTGACTCTTGGGTCTCTTCATCCATGCCGATGTTAGACATGTAACTCTCAGAGTAATCTGTGTGCGATTCATTGTTGTAGATATAGCTCATTTTGACCTCACGAACGGTTGATTAAATAGTGACTTAATTAAATTGTGGGAGTTAGCGTGGCTTGCATGACCAATCCACGATTGCATTTTTGATTGAACACCAGAAACTGATATCTCACCTGACGCATACTGCTTTCTGTACTTCGTTATTTTTCGTTTAATGCGCTTTACGCTCGACTTTCTTAATAGCCGATGATCTCCATACATTCGGTAGCCTAGAAAATCCAGCGCTCGCCCATTCTTTTTTCCGATTGGGAATACTTGCGTTTTACTGTTGAATTTAAGATTAAGCTCACTATTTACGAACTCTTCAGCTAGACTACGAATTCTGTGTAACTCTTTTTTGTCACCCGATATAACAACAAAATCGTCCATGTACCGGCAGTAGTTTTTCACTTTGAGCGTGTGCCTCATGAATCTATCTAGCTCGTTTAAATAGATATTCGCAAACACCTGGCTTGTTAGGTTGCCAAGCGGAATGCCAACGCCATCACTATCACTTGGGCTGTGATCGATGATGTAATTAAGCAGAGCTTGAGTTCTTGTGCATTTAATCTTTATAGCCACCAGTCGCTTTAATATTTCGTGATCAATGCTTGAGAAGTATCGATAAATATCAGCCTTGAAAACGTAAGCTTTGCCGTGTTTCCTTTCGACTTTTCTTATCATAGCTTGAGCTCTATCTGCGCCCTTATGTGCGCCTTTGTTTCTTCGGCATGCGTATGAGTCGTAGATATATGTCTTATCGCAAATTGGCTCGATGATGTTATAGATAGCTCGATGAACGACTCGATCGTAAAATGTTGGTGCTGAAATTAGTCTGCGCTTTGGCTCGAACACAAAGAAGTGATGATATGGCGATATAGTAAACTCGTTCCACATCAGTTCATTTTGTATTTGAATTACGCTTTCTTCGAGGTTATTAAAAAAATCTAGAGTGGAATGCTTTTTGGCTTTACCCTTCCTGCATTGGTATGCAGCGGAAAGAATATTTTCGAACTGATATATCTGCTCATAAAGGCACTCCGCTGACGCATCAGCGGGTGCTTGGTCTTTTTCGGCAATGGCCGAGGCGAGTGCATCCTTTTTAATATTGCACTGGCATGACACCTTGGTGTCAATGCTTCTGGCTTCATAAAGAGCGGGACGGAAACCACGATTAGTGTTGCGATTGGTGCGGTCATTGTTCAGATTGAGCGCGGCCACGCCCGCATTGGACGTGTTGTTCCAGTTGCCACCACGGATCGGGAGTCGTATCATAATGCAACCGCCTTGGGCGCATGAATCTTCTTCATCCACCCTCCCGTCATTCTACCCATTTCCACGATGAATGACACCCATGATTTATATTTCTTTGTGTCTATGTATCTGAGATCTTTAGATAAACGAACCTGCCTAAGTAACACCGCTATTTCTATATCAAGATCGGTTAACGTTGTTTTCTTGTGAAATTTTTTCAGTGCAGTAACAATGAGTCTCTGTATCTTTAGCATTGTCAGCCTGATCTCCGCGCCAAGAACATGCTTCTCGTGCTTTGGAAATTGCCTGAGTGCGACATATCCATATTGAATCATCTCGTCACACCGAGCTTCTAGCGTTAACGTCTGGTGTTTGTTTGTCATTTATTATTCATCCTTAAAAGAAAAGCGCACTCTCGTGCGCAATATCAAAACACAATAATCAGTTACTCAAAATAAGCGGGACGGAAACCACGAGAAGCGTAGCGATCGGTGCGGCCACCGTTCAGATAGAGCGCGGCCACGCCCGCACCGGACGTGTGGCTCCAGCTGCCACCACGGCTCGGGAGTCGTTCACCTTCGTTGTTGTAATACAGTCTGCCTAATGCTTCACCAGTCTCAGTGATAGGTTCAATCATTAACTGCTGTAGAAGTTGGTTGGCTATATATGTCTCTGATTTTCCGAGTGATGACCACGGTACGCTTGTATTCGTTGTGCCTGTAATTTCCGAGTTTAGTTTATTTCCGGCGTCTAGATATGCAGATTGAGCTTCCCATTCCGCTTCATCTTGACGCTCTCTTGTTGCTACAAATATCTGACCACCCACACTTTTCATTCCATCGACCCACTCCCAAACGTTTCCTGCCATATCTGATATGCCCTGCATAATTTTATTGTGTCGGAACTCAACAGGACCAGAGCCAGTTAAAATTCGAGCTGAACCATTAGTGTCACCATTGATGCCGCCGTCTTGTCGAATGCCAGCCAGGTAGCTTCTTTCATGCGAATATCCATAGTATGTATTTCCAAGAGGTTGGTATCCATTTGCCAGGCACCACAGTGTAATTGCCGCCCACTGTGCGTTAGATGTCATACCCCAACGGACTCCCATTGCCTGACACTTTGCCTTTGCTTCATCAAAGCTAACGTTAGTGTAAGGATCTTTGTATGCTGCAGATACTGGGTTCCCATTTCCATCGTTTGACGCTTGATACATAGCGAATTCGAACCATGGCATGGTTGTCAGGTCAGGTCGGATAAATGCAGGGTGCGGGTCCTCTTCCGGCATCCAGTTTGTACCCAGTGCATCATTGAATACTTTATTTGTCATCACCGGAATGCGCACCATCATATTCCAGTTGCCATTAGCATCTTGCCGATAGCGATTCATTCCTCCCGATTGCTGCTTTACAGCAGCAGCAACTTGTGCTGGCGCTTGCTGTGCAACTGCATCGTCTACAGTGTCCAATCCTGTTATCTGCTTAGCTTCCGTTGCTGCTTGCTGTGCTACTGCTGCATTGCTCGCTACATCAACCTTATCAGAAGCAACTTGGTCAGCATTTGTTTGTGTCTCTTTGCTTGCTGCTGTTAGTGCGTCTTTCTGCCCGATCAAGTCAGAATTTAAAGTAGATAACTCATCTACTAGTTGCTGAATTACCGCTTCGCTAGGTTCTGCCATTGTATTTATTCCTCTGCTTCGTAAATAGGATGTAGTCGTAAAATAGTGTCGTTTAACGATACAATTGCTGCTGCGTTCGCGTAGACCCCGTCAATTGAAGTGCCGATAACTGCTTGGGCTGTCGCTATTTCTTCTGCTGCTTCATCGACGCTTCCTTTATCTAATGCAACTTGAGATGCATTTTCTGATACTTGCTGGGCGTCACTGGCAACTTGATTTGCCTTTGCTGTCACGTCAGATTTGGCATCTAAAACGGTCTGTTTATCACTTGATACTTGCTGGGCGTCACTGGCAACTTGATTTGCCTTTGCTGTCACGTCAGCCTGAGCATCCAAAACAGTTTGTGTCTTTTCGTTTACTGTTTCGGTGTTAGTTGCGACTTGCTGAGCTTTTTCTATAACATTACTCTGAGCATCAACAACAATCTGAGTTTTTTCACTCACTGTCTGAGTGTTCTGAGCAACTTCATCTTTATCTTGTGCAACTTTATTAGCATCTTCACTGACAGACTGGGCAGCGGCATTTGCCTCTGCTACTAACTGCTTGACAGCAATTATTTCATCTGGAAGCAATGGCTCCCCAAGGGCAAGTAGCGTGTCCAGTGTTTGTGGCGAAGGAGTTTCAGAGGTAACTGTAACCTTGCCAACTCTGGTTAAAATTCTGTCGTATTGAACAGACAGAATATGAATCCCAACTGATAACTCAAAGTCATAGGAACCAGTTTCTGATGTTACAACTTCAAGCGTTGCGCTTGGTAGTGCCCCGTTAAAACCCTGCACGGTGTAAAACTTAATAACATCATTAGGCGATGGGTTTCCGCCTGAATCACGTAAAATACCACTTACTGTTACTGCCATGGTTAATCCTCGCCCTGTTCTTTAGGTTCGATTTGCTGAGCTTTACGAGCAAATATTTGATTGATTCTTACCTGTAATCCGGCAATTAACTCATTCGTCAGACGGTTGCCGGCATTGGATGCAATTGCTTCCATTATTTCTTGCTGTGTGGTTTTCATTCTTTTCTCCAGACAATAAAAAACCCAGAGCAATGTCTGGGTTTTCTTTTCTTCATTATGAAACGGTAAGTTGACCTGTCCTTTTGCCTAACAATACAGTCCACCCCCCCAAGGACTCAATAGTTGATGATCCAGTGGTTATGTATGACTGCATGTCAAGATAAACAATTCCTGTGAAACGTGCTGGTAAGTTGCAAGATATGCTGAAGTTGTGATTATCGGTATTGCCGTTATATACGGTTACTGTCGATACTCCACTACCTCTCAGTCTAATTCTTTTCCGTCCAAAATTACTGCTGGTTGGGCTAATTACCGTTAAGTATTTTGGAAACTCATCACCTTGCTTTACATTGATCGCCAGAACGTTACCCCAAGCATTTGCAGCGATAGTTTTTGCACTGTTTGTGGCAACGGTGCCGTTTATTAGGTCTCCAGATATATTCTTGGCGTAAACAGTCCCTCTGAAATTTCCGGTGTTAAATTCAGCATTACCATTTTTATCAATCTTCCATCCGCCGCCGTTATCCCCAGGTGCATAATTATCCGACTGAATATCATTCTGAATCTTCGCAAAGCCAATGGATGCGTTGCCAATGATGGCGCTGTTCAAAATGGCGGTGTCGTTAACTACATCAAAGATAAATGGCGCATGTAACTCACCATCTAGCTTGGTTAAGAATGCCACCGTATCAGCCATGAATAGCGCCTCTGATCGTGAAGTGCCGTCAGGATTAATGGACGCTCCAATCGCAACACCTGCTTGAACAACTCGACCGTCTGAGCGCACTTCTGTTTTTACTTGCCAGTTTGCGTTTAGTGAGCCGTCGATATCAGCAAGTGCTTGTGACGTTTGTTGGATTAGTGCTTCATTGTCATCTACGGATGACTGTAAGGTCGATACCGATTGCGCCAGCGCACTGTCAGCGTCAGCGCGAGCTGTGGCTTCCGACTGAATCGCGGCCGTATTGTCCGAGGCGGTTGCTGCTACCGTAGAAATATCAGACGCCAGCGCACTGTCAGCGTCAGCGCGAGCTGTGGCTTCCGACTGAATCGCGGCCGTATTGTCCGAGGCGGTTGCTGCTACCGTAGAAATATCAGACGCCAGCGCACTGTCAGCGTCAGCGCGAGCTGTGGCTTCCGACTGAATCGCGGCCGTATTGTCCGAGGCGGTTGCTGCTACCGTAGAAATATCAGACGCCAGCGCACTGTCAGCGTCAGCGCGAGCTGTGGCTTCCGACTGAATCGCGGCCGTATTGTCCGAGGCGGTTGCTGCTACCGTAGAAATATCAGACGCCAGCGCACTGTCAGCGTCAGCGCGAGCTGTGGCTTCCGACTGAATCGCGGCCGTATTGTCCGAGGCGGTTGCTGCTACCGTAGAAATATCAGACGCCAGCGCACTGTCAGCGTCAGCGCGAGCTGTGGCTTCCGACTGAATCGCGGCCGTATTGTCCGAGGCGGTTGCTGCTACCGTAGAAATATCAGACGCCAGCGCACTGTCAGCGTCAGCGCGAGCTGTGGCTTCCGACTGAATCGCGGCCGTATTGTCCGAGGCGGTTGCTGCTACCGTAGAAATATCAGACGCCAGCGCACTGTCAGCGGACTCTCTAAGTTGTGTCTCATTAGTTATTTGAGTTTCAATTCCTGACATATCTGACTCTATGTCAGTTATTTGAGTTTCAATTCCTGACATGTCTGACTCTATGTCAGTTATTTGAGTTTCAATTCCTGACATGTCTATTTCTATTCCGTCTATTTTGCCAATTTCAGCAACTAGATCTTGAGCAAGCTCGCTACCGCTAATCTGCCCTTGAAGATAGTCAAGGATGTCAGATGCGCTTTCTGATGACTTGCCGTAGGTTCCTGCACCGGTAGATAGCGGCATCCACTCGCCAGCAAGCCCGTTTTTATCAATCAACCGCGCCCAAAACCACATCTCAGTCCCATAACCTAGGCCGTACATCGTGTGGCTTACGGCTGGGTATGGGGCTTGTGTAACGGGAAAGCTATCATCAAAGCTATTGGTTAGACTGCTGACCAGTTCAACTTTGCTAATGATGTTTGGTGTATCTGGGTAAGTCCAGTTAACGGTGATCGCCATTACTTCACTTGATGTAGTCAGCGAGGTTAAAACTGGCGGCGCACCTGCCATCCCATCAAGCAAAGTGGCTGAAGAGTAAGCCCACAAAGATGGAACATCTAGCGAGTTAATCGCTCTAATTCTTACCGTATAAGTGCCAGCAAAAATATCATCAATCTGAACAAGTCTTGTGCCCGTTCTTGACATGATCACCCAGCCGCCATTATCTCTACGCCACTGAACATCGTATAAAACCGCATTCTCTGGCGCATCCCAAGAAATCTCCGCCCAATGTCGAGTTGTTCCTTGGTGGAATGAATAATGCTGCTGAATAATAATATTGGTTGGTGCGGTCTGCGTTCTCGGTGGAACAACCGAAACAGGAAGCGGATCAAGTCTTACACCATTATCAATTGCACTGTATTTATCAGGATGATGAAAAACACCCATTATCGAATAGGTGATCTCATCTTCTTCTTTAACAGAGATAACGCGAATTGGTTGAGTGACTAAATCGTCTGCATCAATTACCCAGCCAGATTGACTAGCGGGCGAAACCGAAAACGAAGAATTAACGGTTATTTTTCTATCATCAATAGCTGAAATTTGGCGCGTTTCGACTGTGCCGTCTGGCATGTTTACCGTTAATTGGTCGCCAATTTTCGCAGGGTGATCACGGTCCACAATAACCCAGTCACGATCTGCAGAACGGATACGACCACCAATATTGCGACCTGCTCGATTTCTATCCGCAACCTTGATAATGCTACCCGGTTGAGGGATAACACCATCGAGTCCAACTTTGAATGTTGCGCTGCCCGTCTCCATGCGTGACGTATAAAGAATGTAAAGCCCTACACGCTGAGCCTGCCCACGAGAAGAGCAACCAAACGCGATTACATCCGTTTTGCGAATACCATAACGCGCTATCCCATCACTATCTTCAACTGCTTCAACTTTTGATCGATAAAAATCATCAGGGTCATTCCAAGAAACCAAAGCAACGGTTTTACGAGTCGATATATCCGAGCCTGAGTATTCAAAGCGACCATCTATCACATTTGCATTAGTGTAGGTGTAGATTGGGTCAGACGGCATATCTGCAACAGGCACAACCATTCCATTAGACCAGTAAGACATGCCTCGAAAGATGCTTGATAGGTCATTCAGAACACGCAAAGCATCTTGCTGTGACTGAATATAAACATTACAAGTAAAGCGCGGCTCTGTTCCGCCTTGTCCGTCATCTATCAACTGATCGCAATAAGCACTAATTTGATAAAGCGCGTAACGGTCAACCATGCCAGCGTTAACGTAATCACCAAGGCCGTACAGGTTACTTGTTACCATGTCATAGAAAACCCAAGCCGGATTATCTGACCATGCTCGCTTAAATGTGCCATCCCAAGTACCTGTGTAGGTGCGATTAATTGGATCGTAATTGCTTGGCACTCGAATGATCTGACCTTTCCAGTGAAATGAGCGAGTTGGGATGCTGCTAAATTGCTCAGCATCAATCTTCATTCCAACCAGAGCACTCATAGGGTGTCTGAACTTTCCATCTATAACTTGCGCCAATGTTTGAACATAAATCGAATCTTGAATAGTAGTAGATTCAGATTCTGGTGATGTTCTACGAACTCGAATAGTCCATTGGCTCCCGCTATCTAAATTAATTCGATGCGTTCTTGTGTATCCATTAACGGTTTTCCCCTCAATATTTCCCTCAAGAACGTTAACGAACGAGCCGCCATCAGTTGACAAATCTATCGCATAAGAAACCTTGTAACCAACACGATCGCCAGCGTTATCACCACTGTCGATAGTTTGAAGTAGCTGAGGAACATAAAGAGAAACGCGAACCGCTGACAAGTCGGAATTCGTTAAAAGCTGCGTCCATGCGTTTGCCTCGGTTAGCTCTTGATTAATCTCAGATACGCTTGATGATGCAGGGAAACCAGAAATATGTTCTTGATCAACCGTACCAACGCGATAATCAACTTCAACGCTACTAAAGTTAAGAGTCCCGTCATCATTTTGAATTGGTGTTCCATCGAGATAGATATCTCTTAACGGTTCGTCTGAATGAACAGGGCCAAACATTTCACCATTGCCGATCACATCAAGAGTGGTGGCGTAAGACGTGTTGTGCAAGCTGTCTGGTGACTCCACAGGCGTACGAGCGCTTTCCCCTGCCTTACCGCCACCACCAGAACCAATCACACGGAAACCGCCTTTCTTATTTTTAATTTCAACTGACATTCATTTGCCCTATTGCTGATCTTCAGAATACATATCACCTGAAACTGTGACTGAGCCTACTATCATTTGGCCGTATAAAACCGGAACCGGATTGCCTTGAGCGGTTACATTGACGGGGCCGTTAAAGTTATATGATGCGCCATTATCAACCGACTCCGTTCCTGTATTGCCCTGCGGAATTGGTGTCGTCATTTGAACCACACCACCAGCCGCCAAAGCTAAACCAGCGTAAAACGTTGCGGGACCCGTCCAAATAGAGGCAACCATCAGCGCCACGCCACCAATAACAGACCACAAACCACCGTTAGAGCCAGAGCCTACAACCATCGGCGCGATGCGAATATCTTCATCACCCACCGGAGCCTTTAGCCCATCTTCATCGATGTTTTCTTTGCCAATAAAGCAGGCGTAACCAATACCCTTTTCTTTGCTCGACATTAGCTCTTGCTTGAATCCGGGCACCATATTGCACAACGCGCCAACCGCCCCCGCAGTATCATTGCAAACAAAGCGATGAACTCGGCCAAACTTAGTACCAAGCTTTCCGTACAATCGAATTGTTCTTACTTTTTCATTTTCCATTGCCAACGTACCTCACGATCACTCTGGTAATGTCTCGCCAATATCCTTGATAAATCACTCGCTCAGAAAGTCTAGGCATTGGATGATGCAATAACGCACCTTGAATTGGGTGTAAATCCGGTTGCGACTTTAACGGTGTATCACCAATGTAAACACCGCCGTGATTAGTCCGATCGCTTCGGTATTGCATTAAAATCACATCACCAAATTGAGGCTCACCATCAACACGGACAAAGCCAGCTTTCTCAAAGTTGTTTAGATAAAGCTCACCAGCGGAGTCATCTTTCCACCAGAAATCAGCCCGATCAAAGTCCATCAATTCAATGTCCACTTCCCGAGAATAAAAATCTCGAACAAGGCCGTAGCAATCAAGTGAGCCGTGAAAAAATTCTCTACCAACCAAGGGTGACACATATCCAATTGGTTCAAATGAATGCCAACCCGTTACACGGTGACTTTTATCACCAGCATCTTGACCAACAGAAACAATATGCCAAGGCAAGCCTGTGGCCTCGCAACTCACCTTATCCACTTCGGACGGGGTTGCGTCTCTATCAATATGAGAGTGAACCACAGCAAGCACTTGCCCTTGATCTTCAATAGCGGCGTAGTCATCAGCCGGTATTTTAAAATCAGTGTCTTTATCAGCGATATTGCGACAAGGTATGTACTTCTCTTTATTGCCTAGCGCTATCACCAAGCCGCAGCACTCTCTTGGGTAATCAGCCATCGCATGTTTTTCAATGGCGCTTTTAATGTGCTTTTTCATGCTTAACCAATCCTGTCCGCTGTAGGGAATGAGCCAAAAGAAAGCGGCTGAGCGTCACCAAAACGTTTCTTACAATCCGAAACTCGACCGCCGCACTTATCCATACTTGGATCGGCAACGGGATTCCCATCTTTGTCAAAGTAATTAGTGCCAGAATATCCACAGTATGATCCGCGATAACCACCGTAAGGCGCATCCATAACAAGCCAGCCACAAGTGCCGGCTAATATTTGTCGCCTTGGCAGTTGAACCCCATCAAATTGCATCGGTGTAGTCAGAACAAACGAAACCGCCTCTGGTGTTTCCGACTCTTTTTGGCTAACAATCCAAACTTCATCCGGTAAGTGCTCATTAGGATCGGCATTAGCATTACCGTGCTCAAAGTTAACCGCATCGAGGTACTTGGCGAACGTGCGCTTACGAGTAACACGAGCCCCCACTAAATCATCCATCTGTAAGCACAGAGCGGTAATAACTCCGGTTATCGGGTTACCATTTTCGTCAATACCAATATTACTTAGCACCATGCTAGGGTTTGGTTGCTGCCCCTCGCCCGTCCTTTCAAAGTTGCTCGCGTTAATTGACCACGGATAGTAAGAGTCACCTTGCCAAACGATCTCGCCATCATTGTGATTGTGAAATCGGTCAATACTTCCACCAAGTGCGGTATGGTCAACCTCAAACAAAGTAACCATGTTGCCAGGTGTTAACTCTTGAACGTCTTGTAAGATCATGGCTCAAACCTCTGGTTAAATGTGCACGTTAACGACCAGACGCCAGTTTCACGGCCGTTGTGAGAAATGTTCGACTCTTGATACTCTTTGCAATCCCATAAAAGCAATTGGCCACATGAGTTTTTAGGAGACCAACGAAACGGCAAGTAACCTTTGTGCTGATCGAGAAAAAACTTAATATCTGCAATCTTTTCTGCGGAGCCTTTGAAGGTAAGGTTCCACGATTGGATTTTGTTGTTAATACCATCACCCACTGATTGCTGATAACCATCACCAAAGCGAGAAGATAAAACCCTAAAAGCAGAAGAGCCCGCGGTTTCAACCAACGGGCTCCATTCGAATATCTGGTGCATGCTATTTACCTTTTTGCTGTGAACGCCACAACGATCCGCCCTGCCTCATAGACTGAGCTTCCATTTGTTTGTATTTAGCCTCTACCATTTGGCCGATTTCTTTCCCAAATTGCGCCATCTGTCCAGATCCGTTAGTGCTAACGGATCCATCTGAGTTAACATTCACAATAATATTAACCGCACCGCCGCCCGTTGAGTCTTTATTGCTAACCACCTCACCGCGCGTATTTGGCAGCATGTATTGCTGACCATTTGCAGCGTTGAACACTTCCGGCGCACCGTTTTCATTGATTCGGTACATCCCATTTGAGCTTACTGGGCCACCATATTGACGGCCACCAGATAAGATCGTGTTCATTATTGGTGTGGCGGTAGAAACGGCACTCATACCAGCGGTTACCGCTCCCCCTTGAGTGGCTATAGATACGGCCGTTGCGGCTGGCGCGTAAGCTGCTGCCATTGCCGCGCCACTTGCCGCGGCGGTAGCTACATTTGCAGCGGCCATTGATTTACCAATGATTTGATTTTTAACTTGCTGGATACCCATCTGAACCAAGGCATTTATTGCTTCATTCATAATGGCATTACCGAAAGCTCTAACCGCATCCATAGCCGTCATAGTTCCAGATAACATGCCGCTAAACACATTAGTCGAAGCATTACCTAAGGCGTCAAGTGAGTCCATCACAAAGGCGTTCCCCTCGGACTCTTGGCGGAACCTTTCTTCATTTAGTGCCATTACTTGCTGATTGTAGTTTTGCATGATCGAAAGCTTTTGAGCGTTGAACTCTTGCTCGCTGATTAACTCTGCGTCATGCAGAGCTTGGAGTTCTTGAATTCTTGATTCTTTATCAATACCCAGCCCCATAGCATCTGAAGATGATCCAACTCGGTTAACATTGCTTTCTTGCTCCTTCTTTTTTTCTGCTGCATTTTTCGCATCCAGTGCAGCCATAGCATCATTGAATGTTTGCTTATCAATAAGACGCTTGTCGTAATCAGCCTTTATGGCTTCTCTTTCTTTTTCTAGTTGTTGGAAGCGGTTATCGGATGAACTTATTGCTTTATCTGCGCGATTATTTGCGGAAACTTTTTCTTTCTGAGCTTCCTTGAGTTTGTAAATCTCTGTTGATAGGCTTTTAACTGATTCAATTTGATCTGGGGTTGCATACTCATTCAAGCTTAGAACAGCTTGCGCTTGTGCCAACTCAGATCCAGAAAGCGCAGCGAGTTTCAAGTTCTGCTCTAACTCTTTAATTGAGTCAGCATTATCCGCTGCTTGATCTAAATCAAACAACTCACCAGATAATTTTTTTATTTGGTCGCCATACTTTGAAACTTCATCAGAATTAAGGCCTGACAGTGAAGTTGCTTCCGCCAGTTCCTTTCCCTCTAGTTTGGCTAATTTTATGCTTTCCGTTAATTTGGCTATGGCCTTTTCGCCATCACTAACTTTCTTTTCGTCAATTAGATCTGGCCCATCAGACTTAACATCTGTTCCGCCATTTTTGCGCTTTTCAATCTCAGCATTAACAGCCGACAACCTATCTTTGTAAGATTTCAATTTGGCAGAATCGACTTCTATTTGAGATCCAAGTTCAAGCAACTCCCTACTCCAAATCTCAGCTTTCTTGCTGTTTGGGAATTCTTGAAGTTGTTTTTTTAGATACTCAACCCTAACCGTCGCCTTGCTTATATCTCCACCTATTTTATCCATATCGCCAATGGAATCTTCTAGCTGAACCTTTCTTAATGATAAAGTCGCCGTACCAAGCCTATCTATTGACTCAGATAGTAAATCAGTTGGAGTTTTAGCTTCTTCAGTTGCTGATGAAAATGTGTATATTGCAGAAGCTGCTAGCAATACAAGCCCCGCTGGACCACCCAAAAAGGCCATTGCTGATTTAAGCCCATTAATAGCAACCGTTCCAATGGTCACCACTCTGTTCATGTTAGCTTGTGCTATCGCATTAGCATTGGTCGCCGCAATAGCTGCTGTTCTTGCGGCTGTTAGGTTTTTGGTTGCCACTGTGTGTGCGTAAGTGCCAACCTTTGCAGCGTCGAGATCAGCTTTTGCCGCGGCAAGAACAGCCATGGCCAGCTGCTTTTCAACTGCCGTTCTTCTCAATGCGCCTTGAGCTGCTAATTTATCGGCATTACTTTTGCTAATGGTTGTCGCTACTGCCTTAGTTTGCTCCACTGTGTATGCGGCCATTGACATGATCAACCGACCAGCTACAACTGATGCTAATGAAGCACCAGCGACCTCTACTGTCTTAATAACAGATGCCATCCCCTCGGCATCCCCTGAAAAATCTATAACATAATCAGCGGCCTTAATGATGCCTTCAGTAAATGACTGTATAACACCTGTCGAAGATTCAAACTTTACAAGCATCGCGGTCAAGGCGTTCTCAACTCGAACACTAGCATCAGTAAGATTATTACTCATACCCTCTGCGGCTTTAGAGTTTTCATCTAGTGACGTTCGTAACCCCTCAGTTAGTTGATTTGCCGTCAACTTACCTGCAGATCCTAGTAGTCTTATTTCTGCACTTGTTTTCCCTGCTGCTAACGCTATATCATCGATTACGGATGGTATTGATGAAACTATCGTTTCCCACTGATCGGCGGCGACTTTCCCCATATTTACGGATTTAGTGAAAGCGCTGATTGCAGCATCAGCCCTCTCTACAGATGTGGCATTTTTTACGAACGAGTAAGACATTGAGTCCTGAATATCCATCGCCTGCTTGGTTGAATAGCCCATACTACGCAAGCTATCAGCCGTTAGAATATACAGTTCTTGGGCTTCCGATAGGCGTCGGTAAGTTCCGTTCGATGTTTCCAATAGCCTCTTTTGTACCGATTCAAATTCTTCGGTACTTGATGTCGCCATTTGAATTCGTTCAGACATCTCTTGAAAGGATTGAACCATATCGGCAGCTTGACGTAACGCAGTTGCGGCTATAACGGTTTTTATAACGGTGGCAAGCTTACTAAATGATGTGTTTAAGGTTTTTGATTGGTCATCTAGTTTCTTCATTTCTCCACTTGTTTGCCTTAACGAGGTGTTTAAGTCTTTGGAGCCATCCAAAAGTTTTTGTGTTTCTGCCTCTACGGTGAAGAAAATTGTTCCTGCGTTATAAGCCATGTTTCCTCCGAGCATAAAAAAGCCTCGCTAGTGCGAGGCTTTATTGTGTTTACTGGTTAATTTTATTTCATCGTTTTGTAACTATTAATTTATCAGCATCGCTAGAAAACTGGCAAATCCCTGACATTTTGGCGATATCTCCACTTGAATCTTTAAGGTCAAAATAAAGCCGGACTCTTGATGTTCCTCCTGGCCCGTTTTTATCGCTTGATTGCCCAGTTAAGAAATAAACGTCTACCTCAAAATCTCCGTCAAACCTATCTTCTATCCTTGCCTTACATTCAATAATTTCATCTGACGAGGCCACTTTTTTAACACCTTTATTTTCGTCACCATTAGACAGCCAGTAATAAAATACAACACCAAGTATGATAGGAAGTACCCAATGCAAGGGATCTGAACCATACCAAGATTTATTATTTCTTTTTATAGCTGGTTGTTCATATCTCATCCTAGCACTACTAGAATTAGGGCCCACCTGAGTGCCTTTAACTGTGTAACCTTTGGCTTCTAGATCTTCTATTTCTTTCTCTGTCAGAACAAACTCAAGTTTTTTTCTTTTTCCCATCACCGTATACTTTTTAGGAGCGTACTCATTCGTGCTGTCTTTGCTCACTGTCTTATCTTCCTATGATTAAGGTTTTAATTGCCGTTAATTTATATTTAGTCTTGATGCGTTCCCGCTCTTATTAAACCAATATACTCGTCATTTAAGTAGGCTAAAACATCTCCGTTCGGCTCTGTTACTACAATGTCGGCATATCTAATATCATTGGTTTTATTTATGGAAGTAACTACCTCCCCGGTAGTTATATCAAAAACTTCAACCTTCTCGGCGTGAGGATCTGTCTTATCATAAGAGCCTGCAAATGATAAAGCTAAGTATTGCGCGTTATCTGATATTGAGCTCGAAATTAAGTTAGTGCTCGATTCTACCTTGAAAACCTCTTTTTGATCTTTATTTAAAACTACTATCCCACCCATTCTCACGTCAGGATCATGGTGCGCGCTAAAAACAAATGTACCATTATTTGCAACACATAAAGCTTTAACTGATGCCCCCTCGTAAACTTTTACTATCAATTTACGTTCACCGTTTTCTAATAAGGTAATCGTATCATCTCTATTGCTACTATAACCTTCCCTTCTAAACTGCCCCACTTTCCAAATGCTGTTACTGCTTTGTTGGCATTTAACAGGAACACCTTGATACCAATAAAGAGTATCACCCGTAGCTAGTTTCATCCCATCCTCTAGCCTTGGAATATCAATAACTTCTTGGGTTTCTTGTGTCTTTTTTCTTGGCTTTATGATTAAAATGCAAATTAATATTGTTGCGGCAAAAATAACAATACCCACTACTATCGCTTCCACTCTGTTGATGTAAGCGAAAAGCTATCACCTCACAATGAAAACTCAAAATGGAAAATCAAACTTGACAACATAGATCACCCAGCAGGGCGGTTAATGAAGCTTTTCTCGTCTAGCCTTTATCTTATCAAACCAATCCATTGTGCTTTCATGTTGCTCTTTCGTTGGCGCACGAGAGCCTCGACTTTCGTCTTTTTGCGGTGGAAACTTGGCTCGCATAGCGGAAACCAATGACGTCATGGTCACGTTCCAAGCATCTTCTTCTGATAAACCTATATGCGCCATGGCAATAGCGACGCTTTCGCTCGCCTTGAATTCGGTTAGATACTCTGGCTCTTCATCTGCTTTTTTTGGTAGCGGCTTTTGTGCCCCAGTAATTCCGTGCTTAAGTAGGCACCTAGCTAGCTGAATGATATCTTTTTCAGGTACAAGCTTTCTAGCAAACTTCCCAGACTTATTAAAATAACCAAACACATCATCGATATCTTGCTCACAACAAACTCCAACAATAAATAACGCATCTTGAAATTGAAGCCACTTCACTTTGTTGTCATCGACATCAGCCATGACTAGCGCGTATGTTTCAACAATTTGCGTTGGCGTTCCTAGTTGGCTCATTGCGTAGAGTGATGGCCTCAGCTTGTAAGTGACACCATTAACATGCACACCAATTTCACCAATATCCGTTAGTATCATAAGTCACCAAACTTGGCCGCCATTTCTGACGGCCTTTTATTGCCTATTCTCCAGATTCTTCCGGAATAGTATCGTCTACGACTAATCCAGAATCTGATGATGTAGCACTAGCTTCAAATGAATAAGTTCCCACATCATCATAGGCCCCTGAGCGACTCATTGTTGTAATTAGCATGAACGCTGTGAACGTCAAGTCTGGAAACGTCATTCGAATCCAAGCGGTTGGTTGTCCATCTGTGGCCACTGGGTTTGCAACGTGCTTTGTTACTTCTTTAAGGTTCGCGCCTGCTTCACCCGATATCTTACATGTGCCATCACCGGAGATGGTTAGCGATTGGAATGTGGCTAGGTTTTCACGGAGTGCACCTACAGAATCAGAATCCGTTGCATCCGTAGTATCCCAAGACAAGTCGAACTCTTTCGTGCGAAGTGAGCCGAAACGCTTCCAATCTCCCTCCACTGGAACGGTGTCGCTACAGCCGACTACGTACTCAAGTACAACATCGCGACCTGTATATTTTGTTTTATTGCAAGCCATCATGGCCTCCTAGTAAGTGATTTGAAAATCGACAGAGACCCATGCCCTGTTTTCTGTTGTGTAGCCGGGGCCTGATGGCTCCGTTATTGCTCGGATGGAAGCTGCGCCACAAGGCTGAGATTCCATTGATGCTTGGATAATTAACTCGATATCTTCTTCGAGTAGCGATGCAGAATGTCTGCTATTTTGTGGCCCAGCAAGAAGAACCTTGAACCTTGGGCGCCTATCATCAACATCAATCGCTGAACCGCCCATGCCGTATAAAGCACAGATAAACTGCAGAGCTTCGGTTTCTACCCATTCGCCTTTGCTGTACATGTAATGCTGCGTCAATATGGATTCGATCCATTCTTTAAGGTTATTAAACACGGTAAACCTCCTTAAGAATGTTTGGTATTTGAGGCTTAAGCTGTTCAAATCCTTTGGTTAAGAATTGAGGCTCTGCATCAGGATCCCAGTAATTACCATTACCATTAGAACGAGGCATGCCATTCATGACACCCGGCGCGTTATGAACGAAAGACGCATAGTTTGCTGTATAACCAACTCGGCCAACCATTCTCCCCTCTTCCGCTCCAATATTTGGCTCATACTGACTTGCCGCCAGTGTGCCTGTATCCATTGGTGTCATGGTTTGCGCTATTGCTGCGCCTTGACTTAATACCGCATATATAGCTGATTCGGTTTTCTTTCCGCTGGCCTCAATAAACACTCGGCCAACATTGGTTTTTACCCTTTCAACTCCGGTAACACTCATAAGTTCACCTGAAACACGGTTTGCCCTGATTGGTCTTGGAATACCGCAACAGACTTAACACCTTTCACCGTTCGACCGTTCTGATCGCATACGTGATGAAATCCATTAGGTTTCAATGTGGCGGTTAACTCAATCTCACCAGTTGGCATATCGTCACTGGCATCGATTAGCTTTTTTAGTTTGATAACGGTTGGATTGCGCGGGTCTTCATCATGCTCATCAAGAAGCAAATCAAGCGCATCATTCAGTATTTGTTTTGCATCCATTAGGTCACCAATTTAAAGTCTGGTTCTTCATTAAAAAAGCTCATATCCCAACCGGTAACAGAGCGTATTTCTTGCCACTGTGTATCGCCGTTTAATTGAATTAAATCTAGATACTTAGGCCGCTTGTCTTCGGTGAATATTTCGTTTTTAGATACGAACTCTTGCCCTTTATCGTCTCGCATTTGTTCAGCCTTAGCCGTCCATGTGCAAGCGATTTCATACTCAACCCCGTAAACTATTTGGCCGTCCCATTGATCGATAGATATAAATGGCCTGACGGTGGCGGTATTGGTATACACCCATTCACTTGTTTGAGACATGCATCCCCCTAACCATGACAGCCGCCCTTGCTAATCCAGATACCTGCAAAATTAGTATTGGTCGGGTCTGGCGGTATCAATCCATCAGCGCAGCCTTCAGTATCCAAGCCGCGCAAAAGGTTGAATTGCCCCTTCCATCGGTCGGCAAAATTTTTGTACTTGAATGAACGAGATGCCCCGTTAGGTGCTGACTGACTTGAAAGGTACTTATCTGACTGTGCGTATGCCATTAGCGACAATAGATAGCACTGAATAAGCAAAGCGGTACTTGCAGGGTAATTAGCATCTAAGCAAGCTTGAATGGTGTTAACCTGCTCAACCCATGCCGATAAAATAAAGTCAGGAACGTTATCGATTCCTTGTGACTGTAAATACTGCTTTGCTTGTTCTTCTGTGATCATGTTGACCTCAAATAAAAAGCCCCACCATTAGGCAGGGCTATTAAAAAAGCCGCTGAGTTAGCGGTTTGTTATTTCTTGACTGGCGCTTTCGCTGCCGTTGCCTTTGGAGTGGCTGGCGTTAATTCACCGGCTTTCTTTTCGGCTTCCAAGATAATCTCCTTAGCTTTCGCTTCTGCTTCATCAATGATTGATTTAGCGTCTGCATTGGCTTTGTCGATGATCGCTTGAGTTTCAGCACTAGCTTTCGCTTCTGCTTCATCGTCACCTTCCGGCATAGGAACTACGTTCGCCTTGAGTGATGGATGAACCTTTTCAAGATCAATGATTTGGCCTTTTTTAACCCCGTGCCAAGGGTGCTTTACCATAAATTTAGGCATGATATTTCCCCTTAACCCATATCCGCGCCGTAGATAACACCTGAACGACCAGCATTATCTTTCTTCACCTGCATACCCATAGCACCCAAAATTTGGAAGTTATAGTTGGTATTTGGTAAAGGACGAGGTAACGGAGTGATACCCGTATTCATACCCACAAGTGGCGTCAGTGAAGACTGCTTGCGCTCGTAGCCCATAAATTCATTCCCCATTAAGGCAAAAGATTCACGGAACTCTTTGATGCGGCCACGGCGAAGAATTTCTTCTTTAACCGTACCCTGAATAACCGCACCATTGTTATATGGCTTACTTAGGTTACCCATAACTTGTGGTGACAACCACACGACATCATAAGCAGTAACGTAGTTTTCAGTTGCAGTAGTTGCAAAAGCACCAGTGGTGAAGAACGTGATTAGCTGATCTTGATCGGCTGTTGTAAGGTCAATGTTCACACCGGATGCACCAAGGTTAACTTTCTTAGTGTTACGGTGAGTACGCACGCCTTGACCCTGCTTGCTGTCAACGATAATTGTTGATTTACCATCAAGCAAGTAGCTGACTAGGTTTTCATTGTAGACTTTCATTTTTGCACGTTGAGAGTCTAAAACTAGGTCTAAGCCAACAGATGATAGACCAGCAGCATGACGCCAGTTAACACCGAAACCAGCAAGGAACACTGGTACTGGGTCACCGTCAGAGTCGTAATCAGTGTGATCGAAGCTGTGTGGCGCTTGACCGTCAATCGATACTGATACATCTTCTGCAATGTTGCCGCCGATGTTGTACGACTTAACTGTTTTACCGATTGGTAGCGTGGTTTGAATCGTCATTAAATCATCTAAGATTTCCATGCCGATCGTTTCTTCGCGAGAAGTCACAACCATGCGGTCTACTTCTTGCCAGAATTCACGAGCGTAACCAGCAGCAGCGTTAGCTTGCAGCATTTCAGGCGTCATGTGCGCGCGGTTAGCGGCGATCATGGCTTCTTGGTTAGCGCTCATCATGTTGCGCACAGCCCAAAGGTCATTCCAATGGCTTTGCGTGTTGCGATTAGTCGCAAGGCTTTCACGAGTAAAATACATTCTTATCCCCTATTAAGCGCTAACAGCGATGCCAGCACGAATACGAACACGGATAAAGTCATCTTCTGCTAGAGTAACTTCATCTTGAGAAAAGCCGATGATAACGTCCGTACCTTCGACACCAATTGCGCCTTTACCTGCAGCGCCAAGTTTGATTGGCGTATCTTTCTTATATTCGCCAGCAGGACAAAGGATTGCTAGCTCACGACCCTGTTCAACGTACTCGCCAACAGCAGAGTCATTGATAGGTGAAGCTTCTGTAATGCTTAACCCTTGGTGGTTCGCTGGGTTAATCACATACATGCGCCCTGACAGCTCGATTGCTTGTGCAAACTTATCTGCACTGTTGATGACCGCAAAAGTGCCAGACAACAAAGCCGCAGCAGCAATTCGGGTTTCGGTGATGGATTTTCCATCTAAATTTACACGGTTGTAACGGCTCATTTGGCCCCCTTATTTAGCAAAGTATTCATCAGCAGCAGGAGCGCCAGTTTGAGGCGGTGTGTTTGCTGCGTTTGCGCCAAGCGGTGAAGCTGTGCCGCACTTCTTGAACATTTCGTCTAGCGCTTCACCTTGCAGTGAGTTAGCAACAACCTCACCATAAGTTTTAGCGATCACTTCACGCTTATCTGCTTCTTCCTTTCGGCTGTTGGCAGTTAGCGCTTCGAACTGCTTTTCTTGGTTTGATTGGAGCGTGTCCACTTTTTCAGTGATTGGTTTAAGCGCCTCCGCCACATTGGCAGCGACAGCCTTACCAACTTCACCAAATAGCTCTTGTTTCTCTTCTGTGGTTAAAGGCATGTCGCCCTCCTTTTTGTTTGCTGCAAGGTTATCTTGCGGTTTAAAAATCGATTTAACTTTGTTAGCTACAACGGCAACCCAAGATTCTTCGCGCTGAACTGGTGTGCCAGTATCTTCAAACACGATCTTGCCTGAATCAGATTTGTAGCCGTAAACTTTTGCTGTTCCGCCATCGGCAATAACAACGGCTTGAGAGTCGGTAAAATCCGCCACCCATGCGTATTGGTCACCACCTGGTGCGAATTTCTCTCTTGCCGCTTTTTCTAGTCTTCTCTCAAGCTCTCGGAATGACTCACCAATTAATGCGCCTGAATTGGCTTGCATTGGAGTTGCCGCATCGGCATTAACCATCATGCCAACGCCTTGCTCTGGTGTTGCTGCGCCAACTTCATGCAATAAAATGGCATCGTGATCGACCGATTTAATATCAGCGACCCATTCAGCGCCCATTGCTTTTTGCTGTTCGCTTGGCTCTAACTGCTCAAGAAACACCGCAATACTCGTGTGAATAGGCGGAACATCATCGCCACGCTCGATGGCTTCAATGCGCTCAATTAGCTCACGACCTTTCTCAGATTGGTTGGCGACTTCAATATCAATCCATTTTTCAACATGAACACGATTGCCGGATTTTTTAACGTTTCGGTTCCATGCACCAACGTGGCCTTCGTTAATACCCTCGGCGCTAAACGCTGAAATGAATTGACCATCAAGAACAGGATGTCCCAAAGGTGCAAGCGTCCCTTCAATGCCTCGATAATGGCGATCTATTTGTTCAGAAGTGTAAAGCCCACCATTCATGATCACGTTAGCCGGTAGCGTGTAACTGGATAAAACCCAGTGCTCACGGTTGTTGTGCGTTTCTTTGCGGATAGACTTGTTGTTCACCTTGGTGGTGACGTTAACTTGAATAGTCATTGGTTTTCCTCTGCTAGTGACAGCAAGAACATTTTTGATTGGTGGTGAATTGGGATTTCTGAAGCATCTTTTGGGCTCGATCCACTATGGATGGAACAAGAGGATTGCCATCCTTATCGACCAGCACCGATACCTGATTACATTTGCAGTTAATGGAATTGGCGTCTTTTGCGTACCACTCCCTAACTGCCTCAATCGTATATAAGTGCGCATGCCTCAGCGCGTGTTTAACTCGAGTAGTTGGTGATAATGCAGATATATGCATCAGCATGGTTTTTAGCCCATACCGTTCTTGCGCATCTTCTGATTCATCCCATCGAGCACGGCGTAAAGCTGTGGTTATTTCAGTTCGTGCAATTCGATTTGCTCGCCCCTGCTCTAACCCTGTTTGAGCTGATAATGATTTCGCTATCTCATCAGGGTTTAACCCTCGCCCCATACCATCGGTAAGAATTCGAGTCATATCCGCTTGAATGGAAGCGGTAAACCCTTTCATTTCCTCGAATACACGAGCTTGAACCAAAGCGATACGCCTTAGATAAGGTTCGCTTCGCTTGATGGCAGTGACGCTTTCCTGTCCAGCTTTGTATGCAGGTGATTGATTAGATAAGTTCGCAAACTCTTGCGCGGTTCCACGCTCATAAGCAACTTTCACGTAAAGCTCATAAAGCCAAAGGTCATCCGAGCCGCCCTCAAGTAATATCGATTCAATTAGCTGATCGGCTTGTTCAAGTATCGAATCAAGCAAGAGCTTATCTAATTGGTATGTATATCTCTTATTGACGACTGGTTGGCTTGGTATTCTTTCGAGTAGCTTTGGGTACTCTCTACCAATCTGCTTTAACTTTTCTTCGAGCTTGTTTATTGCACCACGCTCAAGACGATCAACACCTGTTGGGTCTTCAACGTTACGAGGTAGAACTGGACTCTTTGGTTTCTTTGCCATCATTATTCTCGCCATCTGGACCTGCATCAGGCAGAGGCTTCACATCCTCTTTGGACTCGTACCCTGCTGCCGTCCTGATTTCGTTATCTTCAAAAATAGGTTGGCCAGTGGTGATTGCCTTGTCATTGATGTCACTCATCAAATTGGCGTTATTAAGCTTTTCGGATTGCTCCGACTCCGTTAGGTCATCCCAAACAACCGAAAACTCTTTAGCCTTAACTTCACCAATGGTGATTAACTTATCGACAAAATCTTCTATCTCTTGCGATAGCTCCATTTCACGGCGCGACTGAGAGCGAACATTGAAGTATTTATTATCTTCCGTGCTTGAGCGTTCAGCTTGTTGGTTGCCCACCAGTATGCGACCAGGAATATCGACAGAAGCCGAAAAGGTTTGCAGATTAATAGTGTACGTTGGTGTTGGATCTGGAACGTTTGAGACCAGAGGCGTTACATCTGCACCCTGCGTGGTCATTACAACGTCGTTGCCGCGATTTATTTCAACAGCCACTTCGTTGAACTTATCTTGAAGCTCAGAGACCGATACGCCGTACATGGAAGCTAAGTTGTTAAAATCAATCTTTTCGTTAAAGTTGATGTTTAACTGTCTAGCAGCGTTCTTAAGGAATGACTCACCCGAACCGCCCTCAACCTTTTCAATATTGGTTAAAGCGTTATAGCCAGGCTCTAAAAATCCGATAGCATCAAGCGTGTAATCGCCAACAATAAACACTCTATCTGGATGAATATCTGTTGTTCTAGATCCGCCATTGCTTAGTGATTCGGTATAACTCCACATTTTCGGTTGACCGTAGTTTGTGGAATTAATGTTTGACTCAAATTCTTTAGGCTTAATACAGTTGGCCCATGCGGCTGTTAGCTTTTCAATGCCAACGCCTTTTTTAGTAACTGGCTGATTCCATTTCTCGCTATCTTTAACGTGAATAAGAATGCCAGAGTATCGGCCAACCAAGCGTCGCTTATCCGCCTCGGCAAAGACTTTCCAAAATCGTTTATTTAGCGTCTTTTTGGTTTGCTTTTCCCAATCAGTTAACTTTGTAGATTCGTTAGCTTCATCACCCTCAACGATGTCAGGGTAAGAACTCCAGCACTTGCCAATAAGCTTTGTTACCGCTGCGAATGCCAGGCCACCACGGCGATAAGCGCTATACATATCGACAAAGGTTAGATTCTCTTTCCAGCCATATTCGCACCATGCCGTGCTTCGCTTATGGTCCATGCCCGGATTCATCAGCGCCATGCGAGAACGACCAATGGCATCATAACCACCACCGCTATTTCCCATCAGCGACACAGCGTGATTTACTGCAAGTTGTAGATTATTCATGCTCTGTCCGCCTAATGATTGCTCGCTTGCCTTTAGGCTCAAAGCCTTGGCGTTCTGGGTTGTAAATAACGTTTACGGTTGATAGTGATGGGTCACGCCATAGCATTAACTCGTTCGATGGTGTTGATTCCACCGCCACCTGTCTTGCGCAACTCAAGCACTTAGCCCGCACAATAAGGGATATCGCCCCGTCTTTTGATTTGAGTTCGAATATCGCCATTATCTGCGTAACCTTTTGGGGATCATTAAGCCGAGTTGTTGTGGAAGCGCTAGCGCGGTAAGCGCGTAAACCATCGCATCCAATCTATCAGGTGATTTCTTAGCGGTTGTTGGTACGTACTCCATTAGCTGATTCTCAAGCTTATAAAGGCTACCAGAGTGCGCCACCCTACCTTGTTCGTATAAAGCAGATATAGGTTCCGCCCTTGCAAATTTCCCTTTATTGGCGTGGACGCGAACTATCTTGCCTGTGAAACCAGCATTCTTGAGCGTGTCCTCAGCCATATCTCCACCTTGGTTGGTTTCGATAATGATTGAATCCGCTTGGTGCTGCTCATAAGCAAAGATAGCCTTTTTAGCCCACCCAGCCGGTGAGTATTTATTGCTATAATCCGCATCAACGCTAAGTGGTGATTTATCGCCCGCGCCATATATACTTGCAACAACAATACCCGTCTCATCACTTTCATCACTATTTGATGCTTGAGGGTCAATAGCTACGACCGTCCTAGTCTTTTCGTCTCGAATAACAAGATCGTGAGACGCAGAAATGAGAGTCTCATTCCATAGTGCCCCTTCAGCATTAAATCGCCTTGGTTTTTGCATGTACTGAGCTTCAGCTGTTCTTCTATGAGAGAACAGTGAAACCCTATGGGATTCATTGTGCTTAAATGGCCATAGCCACCCATCTTCCAAACCGTGATCGATTGGTATCGCATGAGTATTCTCAGGGTATTCAGCTTGATAACTTTGACTATTATCAATAATTACAGGCAAGTTTAGGTGATGCCATTTTTCACCAGAGCCCCCACGAAGAAGGTAGCCACTTAAATCGTTATAATGAATGCGCTGCATAATCACGATCATTGGTGTTGTTTCAATTGCCAATCGTGATTTGATAGTTTCATTAAAGCGATTGTTTACACCATCTCGAACCACTTCGGAAAAGGCATCGTCTGGCTTTACGGGGTCATCAATTATTAATGAGCCCTGCCATCCTGGCTCCATGTGCCCAGCTCGGAAACCTGTAACCTGACCTGCCGCGGAGGATGCATAAACACCACCACCAAACTCATTCCACCACATCGCTTTACTATCAGCGTCATCCCTTAGCGCCATTGGCCACATACTTTGATAAGTCTTTGACTTAATCATCCCTCTAGCAGTAGAGGAGTTAAGTAGCGCCAAGTTGTGCGAATAAGAAAGGTGCATAAATCGAGCACGATTATTTAAAGCTAACCCGCGTGCCATCATATTTATGGTTGCTAGCTCGGTCTTCGTGTAACCGGGAGGAACGTTAATTATTAAACGATTAATCTCACCATCAATGACCCTATCAAGGGTTTTTTGAATAATCTTATGATGGGGCGCAATAATCATCTTTCCGCCAGTGCGCTGCTTGAAGAAATAACGGGAGTAATAAAGGCCGTCTTCTTCGCACTCTAGCTTTCTTGCATAATTTCTTTGCTCAACAGTCGTCATCCTCCAACATCTCCTGTCGCGCTTTTTTGTACTCTTCTTTATTTAATGTAAGCGTTTCAATTGGGCCACCACCAGCGCCCGAGTGCTCAAGCTTTTTCTTGTTACTATAAGAATCGCCACACTCTTTGGCTGCCTGCTCTATTAGTTGAGCAGTAAGATTGTAGTTCCGCATGGTTTCGGTCTTCATAGCCATGCGGTTCAATGCCCTCAATCTGTATGCTTTATTTGCAATGGGGATATCTGATATTTCACTTTGAAAGCGCTCTCTTGTTACATTAAAGAGATCAATCCACTTTTGTGATAATTCTTTCCCTGCGGCCTTTGTCGGATCGTAGGACTGAATTTGTTGCCTACTTAGTGCGAGGCCAAACTGTTCTTTGACAGACGCCGAGACAGACTCAAGTGAGTCGTAACAAGCGAGGGCTTGCACAATAAAGGATTTAACCTCATTTTTTAGTGCAGCCATAAAATTATTACCGTATAAGTTAATCTAAGATTCAAGCCAGCTTCATAATGCAGGTTCCACATGATCTAGCTATGCTCAAACTGCCAACCTCTGGCGCCTCTTTGGCAATAGAGATTAATTCTTTCACTTCTTCCGTTGCGCCATATCTGCGAACAACACCAAAGAACTCTTCAACATCATGACTTCTAACCCCAAGCTTTGGTAATCCGTCCTGAGTAAATTTAGGGGATCCAAATTCATCCAACTTCTGAGCTATATGATAAAGCTCATGCTCAACTAATGCGCAAAACTCAAGGTCTGTACATATTGAGCAGTAATCAGCAGATAAGGTGATTATGAATTGAGGCACACGACCAAACCACTCAACCATTTGTTGCTCAAGTCGCGCCTTTTGCCAGCCACCGACACGGAATGCAACCTCTTCGCACTGACCAAGAACGACTCGGCCTTTCTTTTCAAATGAAGATGATGCCCACATAAACTTAATGTCAGCATCTAGCAGGTGGGAGTGGTCTTGATTGTATAACTCGCCATCTCTATCAAGTACCTGAGAGTTCACCCAATCGTAAACATCATTAGCCGGCTCTATTCTCGTGTAAACGTGGAACTCTTCCATCATAGATTTTGGCGGCAAGGGTCTCATAAATACATCCGTACAGAATAAATGACTGGTTTGTTTTTTATATCCCCGTGATAACGAGAGACTGGTGAGAGTTAATACCTATACAAAACTCTAAAAACACCGCTATTAAAGTGCCGTTTGCAGAATTTTATAAATACGCATACTAGGTGATACTTCACAGTATGAGCTAATACACTTACGGCTTACCCGTCAGCAAGATAGACCACCTCCCATTAGAAGATGAATCAAGAAAGGCTTTTGGTAGCGAACTAAAGCCTCTCAGTTTAGACACTGGTCCAATATGTACCGTTGTAGGTACTTGGTTTGCCCCAGATTGTGATCAATCATTTCTCTGAGACGTAGATAATCTTCTCTAGCTGCTTCGCTAAGTCGCGGGGCTCCTGCATCGCCCAAGCCTCCGGCGGAATTGGTGCCGGACACTGGTTTAGGACAACTGGCTTTGACGTACACGCGCTTAACATTATTGCGAAGCTCACCACGAAGAGTATCAATTTTAATTTTTGCACTCTTCATATCCTCTGCAGCTTTAATGCTGAGTTCGTTAAATGATTTAATTCTTTCGGATTGCTTCTTTGCTAGTTCTACTTGCTGCTGAATGGTTTGGTTTGCTGATTCGAGCTTGGATTGATACTGAATTCGTTCAGACTTTTCTATCCGATACATTGAAAATAAAGTAATGATGATAAATACCGAAACTACTCCGGCAATCATGGTAGCTCTAATATTCGGCATACCTCTTCCTCAATTTGTCTGCGAGTAATTAGCCCTTTCCATTTCTTACCACCAGCGTAAACCCAGCGCTTTAACTCGCCACAAGCACCCAAGAGGTCGCCACTATTTAATAATTTAAGTAGTGTTGAGCGAGAGAAAGCTCCAACACCCACATTGTAAGTAAATGAGTAAAGTGCCGCCTTGGTGGTTTCGGGAAGAGCGACCGTTATCATTGGGTCAATTTGTTTCTTTACTTTGGCAAGGTCTTTTTTAAGTAGCGCTTCACATTCAGACTGCGAGTACAGCTTATCTTTTATGATGTCGCCACCAGTGTGGCCATAACAAACGGTCAGTACACCAACCACATCGTAATAAGGTTTATGTTCGATACCCTCAAAGGGCTTTATCATTGCCAGAGCCATAACTAGAGCAGTGGCACCACCGGCCGCTAGCTTGCTTATTGTCGAGCTAAGATTCCTCATCGCCATAATCCCGGTTGAATCTCTTCTTCTGCCAGTAGTTGTTAATAAATGCGGTGATAAACATACCCGCTAGCGCAATAAGAACCATATAAGCGTCAGTAGAAATAGACCCAAATAGTGCTATCAACCCATTCCATGCGTATGACACGGAGCTAGATATCTTTTCATTCATACGCATACCCACCCCCTATTGGAGTGTCCTTTATAATTCTTAGAAGAAAGGAAGCCCCTCGCCACCGCTAAGTGATAGCGTTCTTTTAAAACCAAGGGGCAAAATTTGGCGGTAAATATTGGATTCGAACCAATGACAATCGCATTAACAGTGCGGCGCTCTACCAACTGAGCTAATTCACCGAAATTCAGATAATAAAAAACCGCCCAAGTTAGGCGGTTAAAAATGGAGTAACACAATGTATGGATACAAAAATGGCAACCGACATTTACACCGATTGCCAGTGTAGAAAATAGTAGCCTAAAAAATCCGCAAAATCAAGTTAAATATATTTAAAACAATAAGTTACTGATTTTTAACTGGTTTTATAATCAGTGTTATTTTATACAGTTAGCCTAGTTTTTCTTTTCCGTGTTTATTTATTCTTTGCTCAATATTTGCTATCTCTGACTTCATCGCTGAAAGCTCATTTTCATACAGATCGCGCTTTCGATTGTACGTATCCCAAGAAACGCCGATTAGCTTTGCCTTATCTTTTATCTTCATCGGCTTTCTTCCTAGCCCTTTACAGTGTGGACACGGCAATGCTTCTATCATCATGCTTAATGAATCAGAGTAATTGTGTTGAATGCCAGTACCGCCACATGCCACGCATTGAGGCTGAGAGTTTTCATTTAGCGCCACTACCGCCAATCCTTTTGCTTGTTCTGGCTTAACCGCTTCCGTCATGCGTGATAAATAATTCACCACTCGATCAACGCTTCTTCGGCTCGTTCCGTTTGTCAAAAAGGCGTGCGCATAATGGCAACAAACATCATCCAGCCCAGAAAGTGCCGCGACAACATCCAAGCCAGTTAATTCAGTCAGCCCACCACGGCCAGTATCGAACTTAACGGTTTTAACCCCTGCCATACCTAAACGCTCTAAATAGCTCATACAATCACCATCACTTCGTTGTCATGCATTATTCTTTGGGACTCTTCCAAAGCTCGAAGTTTTTCTATTGCCAATTCGCCAGGGGAATAATCGCGCTTAACTCGGCTATCCAAAACATCGTGGCAACCTGAACAGGCATAAACGATCATGTTATCGCCGCACTTGTGACCCATTCCGCGATTTTTACCGATATGACAGGCAACGGTCGTTTCGTTGTTATAGTTGCAATAGCCAATGAGTCGTAATGTGCAATCTCGGCCTCTTGCCAGTAATCGAGCTTTCTTGCTTCTAATTGTCATGCCCGCTCCTAATAACTCAGCAATTGATTAACTGCGCGGTCAAAATGCGCTTTATCTTCAAACACGGTGTTGGTGACTTTGTTCCAAATAACGTCCAACACCTTTCTATAAACCTTTTCGAACTCGATATCGTCCATGCTGGCAAAGCTGATTGACTTAGCCTTTACCTTGACCGAGCCATCGAGATTGAAAGTCACGTCACGAAAGCCGGCTAAGATTGTCACTTGCTCCCTGAACACATCGAAGTTTTTAACCGCTTCAAAGCCTTTCCAGTTTTGCGGCTTTGGCTCCCAATATTCATAACCAAGCTGCAATAATGCGAAGAACTTACGGTGAAACTTGCTATTGCGCTTTTGCTTGAAATCACACTCAATGACAGTGCCGATCTTCATTTTTTTAATGACCTGCAAATCTTCGTCACAAAGAGGAATGATGCCGCCAACGGTTTTGGTTAGTTTTAATGCTGCCATACTCACCTCATCACCGATTTGATTAATCGTGACTTATCACTTTTCTGATTAACTAAAAGACCTTCAATAACCGATACCGCCTCACCACTTTTAACCATCCCTGTAGTGAATCTAAATACTCTCCACCCCATAGCGGTCGCAGCGTTGTACTTCTCACAATCCTGTTCATAGCCTTTTCCGCGAGTGTGGCGACCTTTAGCGTAAACACCGCCTTCGATTTCAATTGCCAGCATCAGATCTGGATAGGCAAAGTCGAAACGCCAGCGACGCTTACCGCACAAACCCTTGAATCGATATTCAGACTCGGGAGCAGCAAGCCCAAGACTATTGATGTGACTTAAAAATAACTTCTCACCGATGCTAGCCATTACGCTGCCATCCCCTTAATTTCGCCCCACTTCTTCGCCACCCACTCAACGCCTTTCGGTGTGAATTTAGTCGTAACGAATGCGTGACCGTTTTTCTCGCCCGTCTTTTGCACGAATCGACCAGCATCTAGGTGGTTGCTGTATGCCATCCAAGATCCATTCATTAAATACATAGCCTTGATAGCGACAAGGAATGAACGAAATGCAGTTTCTTTAATCTCCAGCTGCTTGGCGACTTGGCGGAATGTCATTAGGCCAGTGCTTTCAACGTAGCGATCGACAAATTCCGCTTTTGGTGCTGCAAGTGCTAGCGCTTGGTTTTTCTCTTCAAGTTCTTTGGCTTGATTGGCCGCAAGTAAAAGCGCATCGGCGTATGTTTGTGGCACCTTTGGCTCGGCGAGCTTTTTAATCCATTCAAGAACTTTTTTGCGCACGACTTTTGATTCACGCATACCCACCAATAGCATTTGGTCAGAATTTAAGTTAAATCGCTTAATTTCTTGCTTGTTTTGAGGGTGTACGAAAATTTCGTAAGCCCCCAAATCGTCAACCTCATCCCGAACTCGAACTAGAAAGTCATTATGTCGAATACGATCTAGTCCTTCGATTTCTCGAAATTCATTGATCACATTCCAGAAATCAAACGTTTTTACTGTCATTTCAGAATTAATACTTAAATCAAACATGGCGATCACTCCCCTTATCATCACCTGATAACATTCCAACCAATCCGCATAACTCGTTCATCTGCTCGATGAATCGGCGTTCTTTTTGGCGCTTGATTAGTGAGCCTTTGGTCTTCTCGTCTTGCTTCCTGTCTCTGCTTCGAATTTTCATGATTACGATCCTTGGCCTAGCTGCGCCACACGGCTAAAAATCGAATTCTTTCTAAACTGGTTTGGGCTTGGATTCCCTGTTCGCTCACGAATAATGTCAGTTGGCATTACGACCGATTTGGGCGGCAAGGCTGGCACTTCTTGAGGAATATCCCCCGATGAAAAACGCTTAACCCACTTATCGAAAATTCGCTTAAATGCCCTTTCGTCATCACCAATCGCCTTGCGTTTAACATTGGCGTGAGTGGCATCGGTGAAGATCAACTTTTCAAACTGATTGCGCGGCTTCGAGCTACTCATGAATCGGTCAAAGCACCCCTGAAAATCATCAGATCGGCACCATGAAATAAACTTGCCAACACTCGGGAAAAAGTCAGAGTTATATTCACGAGCTTCGCTTAATCCCTTTTCAACGGTTGCCATATCGACAATGCCATTTTCAAGAAGCGCCTTAGTCCAAACCTTGCGAACGTTGTCGAACTCAGCTTGATTCTTAATCGCGTTTCGCCACGCGGGGAAAATGGCTCGTAATTCATTCAGCACGATGTTCATGTAACGCTCAGCTTCGGAATCAATCGAATTAATTTGAGGTTTTACCTGCTCAGTTCCGGTCACCTTGTGTTGCTTAAAATCGACAATGTTTTTCATAGGCTATCGGACGTTTAAGTCCGCCCCCCATCCCGTGCTGTTGAAATCAATATCATTCGATTGGTGGCTCGGTTTACTAGAATTCAAATGATTGGCGATCCACTCTGGACGTGGTGTTTGCCAACCACGCTCGATACAAATATCAATCGCTTGGTCTGGAGTGACGCCTACGCACTTGATTGCGCTACTCATGGCTAGCTCGAATGCTTTTTGAGTAAGCGGTTTCTTGAGCACCTTTCGGTGATCGATAAAATCTTTAGCGGTTTGCTTTGAGATTTGCTCAGGAAGTGATTCAAGAGAAATACCCGAAACTTTTTTGTTTATTTTTTTAGGTTCATTGACTGGTTCAAAAGAGTGACTGGTTCTGGGTGACATACGATCACTAGGGGGTGGTGACACAGGATCACTAGGTAGTGACACAATGTCACTAGGGGGTGTCAATTTGTCACCACCTAAACTTAGTTTATAAATGTTGGTTGAATTGCCCTTTTCACCTTCTCGATATGTCACTTTAATTAGCCCCATATCGACTAATTCTTTAACCTGACGAATAGCGGTTCTACGGCTTATTTCGCATTGTTCAGCGATGTGATCATACGATGGCCAGCAAATGCCATTATCGTTAGCGTTATCAGCTAACTTAATCAAAACGAGCTTTCTGGTTGGGTTACCGATTTTTAGTTTCATGGCATCAACCATTAGTGACATGCTCATAGTTAGCCTCGATACAACTGAATGATTGATGAAGACTTACCCATCAACTTGGCAACCGCATTTAACGTGGCCTCATCAATCAGCTTGGCTTCGTTATTATCAATCTGACCGTCTGCTAGTGCTTGAGCGATAATCACGCTTAAACCGCCAATTGCGGCCGCTTCGCCTATCTGAATTTCGCTAAGTTCTTCGCCGTCAACGTCACTTGATGGAATGGCGACCGTCATTTGTCCGGCTTTGTTCGCAAAGTATTGAGCGACATAAGCAGTGCCAGTGATGAACTGGATATCTTCTAGCTGTGAAGCGCTGAATTGCTGGTCTTCACGGTCTTCACGTAGACGGTTGCGATAAGCGTCATAGCTCAACCCCATTTGACGAGCGATTTCAGCACGACCACCAGAGAATGATTTTTCACTCTTCAGAATGGCTTCTTTCAGTGATTCGAATTGTGCGACCATTTTGTAATCTCCTTGGTGGTTATGCGGTTTTTAATTTGTTGCGATAATGGTCAGCACTTAACGCACCACCAGTGATATGTTCAATTTGGTATGCGCGAGATTCAGGGATAATTTCACCCCACTGAGTAATTGATGAAGGGGCGATCCCTAGAGCTTTGGCTGTTTTACTTTTACCGCCGAAATGAGCAATAACATCTGATTTATGCATTGGATTGCACCTTTTTTTTAAGTTTTCCTAAATATACAACTAAAGAAAAACTAAATCAATATATGCAATAATTTAAGCTGACTTAAATATTTAGAAGTTGAAGATATGAAAACGCTTGGATCGAAAATTCTATCTCGAAGAAAAGAGCTGAAAATAACGCAAAAGAAATTGGCTGAGAAAGTTGGCGTATCACATGTCACTATTTCTCAGTGGGAAAAGGAAGACACAGCACCAAAGGGAGCCAACTTAATGAAGCTGGCAGAGGCATTAAGCGTTACGCCTTCGTATTTGTTAGATGATGGTGTTAGCAATGTTAGAAAGCTGGATATTCAGCCAGCATCATATAGAGGTGAATACCCTATACTTGGCAAAGTATCTGCTGGTAAATTTAAGGATGCGGTGCAAACATTTGATCTTGAATACTTACCAACTAGCGTAAAATGTAGTGATGATTCTTACTGGCTTATTGTTGATGGGCACTCAATGACAGCTCCGCAAGGTTCTGGAGTTTCATTTCTTGAGGGTATGTACATACTTGTAGATCCTGATCGTGAATACCTAAATACAAACTACGTTGTCGCTTACTGTGAAGATAAGCACCTAGCCACATTTAAGAAAATAAGCATTGAGCCAGAAGGTATATTCTTAGTCCCCCTAAACCCAGACCCAACATATAAGCGCATCAATATTGCTGATGAGTTCTGCGAGGTTGCAGGAGTTGTTGTTGATGCAAAATGGAAACTATTCTAAAAGGATATAAAATGAAGAAGTTAATCGTCATGGCTTTGTCAATATTAACATTACCGATAGCATCCAATGCCGCAATGCAAGAAAAAGATATTGCGAAATGTTCGGTTATTAAGGGTGATCTTTCTAGGCTTTCTTGTTATGACGCCCTAGCAAAACAAGAAAATTTAGATAGGCCTCAACCAATAGAAACAAATACCGAGTCTACTGGGAAATGGGATGTATCAGCAAAAATAAACCCTATTGATGATAGTAAAACTGCAACAGCGTTCCTTGTCGCTGATAGCGGAAAGAGTAAATGGGGGAAGCCTATAGCTCTTGTAATTCGGTGCCAGAGTAATACCACAGAAGCGTATATTGTTTGGCAACAATTCATAGGAACTAGAAACCCATCCGTTTTAACTAGGGCTGGATCAGAAGATGCCGTTACCGAAACCTGGAGCATCTCAAGTGACAATAAAGCATCATTCTCTCAAAATTCTATTCAGCTCTTAAAAAGAATGCTGGATAACGATAAGTTCATTGCTCAAGTAACCCCTTATGGTGACAACCCTATCACCGCTATTTTTGATACAACCGGAATATCAAACGCCTTAAAACCAATTAGAGAAACATGCAATTGGTGATTAACATAACTTAATAAATTCAGCCCATCAAATAACCGCCCTAGTGGCGGTTTTTTTGTGTCAGTAAAACACTGAAATTTAAGCAACCCGAAAATTAATTTAAGTTTTCCTAAAAAATGTATTGACTACAAACTTAAGTTATCTTAAATTTATTCCATCAACACGAAACACCGCTCTTTAAAAACTAGCACCATGAACGATTACCAACTAACCGGAATTACCGGATAGTTGAAGGTTCACCCCGAGCATCCACTCACGGGGGAAATGAATTGAGTGAAATAGACCTTGTTTACCGCTACGGCGACCGGACACATGAACTATAGATAACGGAATTGCGGAGCTGAAATGGCTTGCTGTGTGAATGACCCGATAAGTAAACAAGCCCCGCTTTCTCAGCGGTTAGGTAGAGATGGCATTCAATGAGTGCCAATTTCAAAGCATCCGGTTGGGTGTTTTGGAATTTAATAGGGGGATTTATGAAAGATAGAGCTTTATCTGTGCACATTTGGTCAGCTATTGAGGCGCAAGCCAAAACCGCTTCGGAAAGTATTCAAAAAACCGACAAGGGTTACATTAATGGTGACGACATTGAAAAGGTAAACGAGTTTGAACTAAAGCGCTTACGCATCTTGGTTCGACAGCTTGAAGAAGAAAGCCCGAATTAACGGGCTTTTGGTTACTTTTTATTTAGTGCTGTTTCGATTTTATCAGCATATCTGGAAAGCTCACTCATGTGCTTATCAAGTCTGTTTCCTACGTGCGATGCGGTTGAGTTAAGGTCTGCTTTTATTAACTCAAGAGCACATGCTACAGCTAGATTTCTATCGTGAGTGGTTGAGCTGCCGAGGAGACTAATTGAACCTTTGTTTTCACTACTCATTTGTATTTCCTTTCTTTTGTCTGTGGAAATAACAACATACCAATTTCTATGTCTGTGGAAAGTGTAGAGATCACGTTGCTGAGCGTGGCTAAATAAGTCAGCAAGAATTAATGGAGAGTCAAATGCTATTACCAGCTCAAGAGTCACCAGAAAAAGTAAAGCTGGTTATTTCATTGACCAGTATTCGCAGTGAACCTCAGATAAAAGCGTTACATCGTTATTTTGTTGAGGGCTATAACGCTGCTGCTTGTGCGGAAGTTGAGGGAATAACGGTTTCCAACTTTCAGCGAGCAATAGATAAGGTTCAGGAGGTTTCTAAGGTTGTTGATGAAATCAAGGAAATCGACTGGGCGCGGTTTAAATCAGAATAGTGAGAAGTGAGCAGTAATCACTTTATTAAGGGTAAGAAATGAAAATTAAATTGTTTGATAAGAATTCAAAGGAAGTCCCACCACGACCAAGCATGAGTGATGAGTCGGTGAAAAGGCTCGTCATTAAAAATGCGGTTGAAGCTCTGTTTAGTGGCAAGTGGTGCCCCTTTGATGAAGATGAACGAGACGACCTACTTTCCACCCTGTTAGATAAATATTCGCACCACGATGATGAATACGAACTTGCTAAAAAGTTTGAAAATTACGGATGGGATGTAGATCGAGGCTTTTTTTACAATTTGGAATGCGTCACAGGTGAAATCAATAGCGAATTCAGTAAGTCGATAAAAGCTTGGTTTGACGCCTACCAGCCACTTCCGCCGCTTGAAATTGGCTCAGTGATAGAGGTTCGTGGGTTTTGCGGGAAAGAAAAAGTAACCATCGAATCTATCTATAAATACGACCCTGCAACCTACACCGTGAAAATGGAAGATCAGGAAGAAAGCGACACTTCACGCCGATTAATCAAATTTGAAGATGCGGTATTAGCAAATTAAAAAGCCTCCCATTTCTGAGAGGCCTCACCGCCCTATCCACACAATCGCCAAACTGACTGAATAAGGCCAACGGAGTATATCATGAAGTTTATAAAAATTGGATGGTTCGTATTAAATGTTGAGCATGTTAGTGCGTTCTACTGCGCGAGCGATAAAAACGACTTTTCTGAATTAGTAATTCATTTAAATGATGGTGAAAAACTATTTTTTCCATCGGGAGATGCTACCGACGAGATTCTAGCGTCTATAGCAAAAAGCCTACCATACCCAGTAATTAATATCCCACTACCATAGCGGAGTGTATCAAATGAATGAACTTCATGACTACCCACCTCATTGGGATGATGTCGATATAGCTGAGCATCCCGAATTCGAAGGGCTTCTATCTAAAAATGTAGAAGCCCTTTTTACATCTAAAGGCGTTAACGATGACTTCCTGGTGAGGTTGTCAGAAACGCAGCCTAATGATCTTGGTTGTGACCTAGTCACTGCATTGGTGTTGTTCTTAAAAGAAACCAACACAGACCGAATTCAGCGCGATAGAGATTATGCATTACTCGTATCAGAGCAGCTTCAGTCACTACGTGAAACGCTGCAAGAAATCGCACAAATCCACGCTACCGAAGAGACCAAGCAAGAGTTGGTTGAAGTTCTTCGAGAGCGCATTCCTCATAAATTAGCATCGGGGTATTAGTCATGAATTTAGAAAAGTACGGTTATTTAACTATCGAGCAAGCTGAACAAGTTTGCGCTGCGGCTGAATTACTTGGTCGTGATGTGTTTTCGGCATTAGAAGAATATGTGGAGGGTGTATGAGCAGCAAAGACTCTATTGAAATGCGTTTGCAGCGCCCTTTTGATGACGAAGACATTCAGTGGCGAGTTCAGCAGGCTGGTGTTTCTAAAGCTAATAAGCCTTATGTGATGGCTATTCCTTATGTGAATAACCGTGCAATTCAAAAGCGGCTCGATGAAGTGTTCGGTTTGTTTGGGTGGGAGAACGCATATAAACCAACACCAGACGGTAAAGGTTACATTTGCGGTATCACTGTTCATCAGGATGGTAAAAGCGTCACCAAGTGGGATGGTGCGGAATACACCAACATCGAGCCGCTTAAAGGTGCTCTATCTGACTCAATGAAGCGTTCGGCTGTTCAGCTTGGCATTGGTCGTTACTTGTATCAGCTCGATGTGTGCTTCGCTGAGTGTCACATTGTGGAAAATAGACGAGATGCAATTAATGTTCACGTTCACTACCCGAACAAGCAAAACAAAAGTATTAAAACCCTTATTAGTTGGTCGAATCCGACCTTGCCAGTTTGGGCGCTGCCGTTCGATGACTATTCGGAGTTTATCGAAAAGATAAAAGGCTCTGAAGATATGGAGGCTTTAAAAGCCGCTTTCCTTGATGCCTATAAAGCTGGGCAGTCTTCGCAAGATGAAGAGTTAGTCGATCAAGCCGTCAAAGCCAAGGATAAGCGCAAAGCTGAGATAGAAAAAACCATCAACCAAATCAACGCCAAAAAATACGCCGAAGTTGATGGATGGCTCACCAAAGAGCTTTCAATGTTCAATCAACTACCAACCAAGGCAACCGTCGATAACTATCTTAATGGGTTAAATGAACGCCTCCTATCACGAGTTAAAGGTCAGCCTTTCGATAGCGTCACCTTGGTTGAAAAAATGAATCAAGCCCACCAAAGCCGCCTAACAAACCTGAAAAACAAGGGGTAATTTATGTCTACTGAAATCATTACTTTTGAGCAAGCCACCTCACTAACCGGAAAGAAAGCGATTGATTTCTTTTCTAGTGAAGAGAATGTGAAGCCTCTTGTTGATCAAGTTAAGACGGAAGCGCTTAGCTTGGTTCCGAACGTAAAAACCAAAAAAGGTCGTGACGAAATTGGCTCGACGGCTCTTAAGGTTTCAAAGTCAAGAAAGGCACTAGAAGATGCAATCGACAAATCAGTTGCAGACCTTAAAGCCAAAGTAAAAACAGCCACCGAAGTTAAAAAGTTCGTTGTTAGTGAGTTAAATAGTGCGCGAGAAGATGTGCTAAAGCCTCGTAATGAATGGCAAGCAGAGCAAGATCGGATTGAGGCTGAACGAGTTGCAGAGATTCAAAGTCGTATTAAAAACATTGAGTCTATCGGTGCCTTTGCCAATAACGAAACAAAAGAAGATCTAGCCTCTCGCATAGATGCACTTGAATCCATGGACGTAAGCGAAGGCTTTGCTGAATTTACAGCGGATGCCGCCACTGCTATTTCCCATGCAACGAAGTCGCTTAATGACCGAATTATTCAAATTGTTGAAGGTGAAAGTCGTGAAGAGCAGCGCTTGCAATTAGAAGCTGAGCAGAAGAAAAACCGAATCCAAGAACGCTTAACTAACTTGATTCAAATTCCTCTGTCACTAATGGGTAAGCCATCTCAAGAAATTGAAGTGAAGATTGATAGCCTGGAACGATGTGATATTGACGAATCAGAGTTTGGTGACCGCACTGAAGAAGCTAAGCAATCTTTATCTCAAGTGATTTCAAATTTAAAAATGCTCCACCAACAAGCGAAACAGCTTGAATCCATTCAACCGGAGCATAAAGAAGAACCAATTCAAGAAGCGGCTAAAGAGGTTAAAAAAACCCCTGCCGAAGTTGTTAAAGGCTCACCGTTGGCTGAGAAGTTTGCCGATGCAGTTGAGCGAACTCACAACAACGAAAACGACCCGATTGGTGGTGATTGCTATGCGCCAAGCTACGTCCCTGCGGATTACATTCCTGATGTAGATGACTTGGACGGTAACCCAGATTTACAGCAATGGGTTATTAATAAACTGGTCGAGGCTGAGCAACACATTGCCTTTCTTGAGTCTCAAATTAATTCAAAACCAATGAGTGCGGTAAACGCTTAACACCGCCCAGTTTAAACAAATATAACACGGCGGCTTAGGTCGCCCTTGGAGTGAACATGGAAAATGCAGACATGCCAGCTATGCCACAATCTTTTGCGATGACTAATGAAGAGTGTGGAAATGCAATGAGCCACTTAGGTAAAGAGGATGCAGCAATAAGTAGCGGGCTAACTAAGCGTGAAATGTTCGCAATGCACGCAATGAGCGCATGGATTCAGCACCACGGATCAGCAAATAATTATGGATTTTCAGTATCAGAAGCGGCAATTGCAGCCGTAGGGGCCGCTGACTCCTTGCTCCTTGAGTTGGGCAAATGATAGTGAATACCCTCCTACTCTACGCCCTGCTATGTGGGGCGTTTTATCTACTGTATTTGAAATTTAAATAGCGCACTCCGGTGTGCCTTTGGGGGAGATTATGCCAGTGAATACTATTGCGTTCTCAATGGATGGATTTAGGCGAAACCTGCACAGAGATTTGGCTGAACTAAAAGAGCAGATCAATGATGTGCTTAACGATGAATGGTTTGATAAAGACGATCTGAAAGACGCTATGGACCAGATTATTTGCTCATCTAATAGTTTGAATTGCGTCTCTATTGAAGGCGATAAGATGTTCACCAGCATGGAAAGCCTCTACCTACCACTTATCGATGAAGATGGAGAGGAGTGATTATGAAGCCCGTCCTTGATGTTTGCTGTGGTAGCAAGATGTTTTGGTTTGATAACAATAATCCGCTTACCGTTTTTTCTGATGTTCGTGAAGTTGAAACCACGCTATGCGATCAGCGCCAATTTGTCGTTAAGCCTGATGTTCTGAATGATTTTACTGATCTTAAATTTGAAAATGAGTCTTTCAAAATGGTGGTATTCGATCCGCCTCATCTTGAAACTGCCGGTGATAAAAGCTGGCAAGCTATTAAGTATGGAAAACTTGGTAATAACTGGCGTGACGATATACGCAAAGCATTCTCGGAATGTTTTCGAGTGTTAGAGCCTAACGGTGTTCTTATTTTTAAATGGAATGAAACCCAAATAAAGGTAAGTGAGCTGTTAGCGCTATCACCTTACAAACCAATGTTTGGTCATATTTCTGGCAAGCGAGCCAATACGCATTGGATAACTTTTATGAAATCTGAGCTTATGGAGATTGACCAATGAAAACAATACCAATGATATTCAACACTGAGATGGTCAAGGCGTTGCTTGATGGGCGCAAGACGGTTACGCGTAGGCCGATTAAGATGCCAATGAGAGATCGTGATATTGGTTGTGAGCTATCACCAAGAGAAGTCAGCGCAGAAATAGATAACGGACTATTTTTAAATTCACCCTACTGCATTGGCGATCTTATTTGGGTTCGTGAGACTTTTTGTTATTCGATAAATGAAGATGGGAGCACCATCGACTCCAATGGAAATCCGTGCCTTTCTCGTGATTCTGAGTTGTTTTACCGAGCAAGCCCAATTAATGGTCTTGATGCCACGTGGACCCCCTCTATTCACATGCCAAAGTCAGCCAGTCGCTTAACTTTACGTGTAACGGATGTTCGAATTGAGCGAGTTCAGGATATTACCGAAGAGCAAGCAAAGGCTGAGGGCGCTTTCTGTTCTAACGTTAATGAATTCCACAATGCGGCAAGTCCATCTTATTGTCGAGCATTTAAAAACATTTGGAACTCAATCTACTCAAATTGGGATGAAAACCCTTATGTTTGGGTTGTCGAGTTTGAAGTGGCTCATAAGAATGTGGATGAGGTGCGGCGTGAAAAATAAAACCCTACCGCATTCCCGTTGGTGGCTAAAGAGGTATATGCGATGAAAAATAGAAAAGTTAAAAAATTAGTAGAAATACCAGATTTTCTAATTGAAATGTCAAATCAAATTAACACTCAAAATAATCGGATGACGGCAGATCCTTTGTTTGAAGTCCGATACAAAACGAGCCTAATAACAGAGGAAGGCTATAACGAAAGCCATTTTGAGATAGTAGATTGTGAAGATGGATATACGCTTTATCATTCAAAAAAGTCAGATGACTATACCGCCCTTGCGGAACACTTATTAGAAATTAATGAAAAGTGGTGCATGCAGTGGTGCGATGAAAAGGCCGATATTGAGTTTTCAGAAGATTCATTCATTGCTGACTTTAATGATAACTATGACTCTGATGGGTGGATGGATCTTCCTGAAGGTATTAAGAAGTTCTATATGCAAGAGGTAGAAGTCACTGTCAATTCGCATTTTACCGAAGTAGCAGCTCAAGCGTTTATTGATCGAAAGCAGCATGATTACCCGAAATTATATATTTATGCGATCAGTATGTGTTTCTGCGATCCAATGAAAGAACTTAGAAACTGGATTAAATCACTAACCGCCAACCAATTAAGTGTTAATTTGTTGGAATGTGAACGGTGTGAAAAATTATTTCCTGAAGACGAAGGTAAGGTTTTGCACGTAAAGCTAGGGCAATCAGAGTTAGTTTGCGATAGTTGCGCGGAATCTACAAAAGAGCAAAGCAACCAATTAAAAGGTAAATAGTATGTCAGATATTAAATTAAAACCCTGTCCATTTTGCGGGGGTGAAACTCAGCATGGGGCGTATGTTGCATACTCTCTTGATAGCTCATTCGATGCAATTGAATGTGAAAATTGTGAGTTTTATTTCAATACTGAGAAGATGAGCGAAAATGATGCTGCTTTTGAGTTTAATAAAAGACCGATTGAAGATGCCCTAACAGAACAAAACGCCCAATTAAAAGCGGGTAATACGGAGTTGGTTGCAAAAATTGAGCTAAATAACAAGTTACTTGCGGCTGTGCTTGATAATAGACATGGATTGAACGGTTCTGATTTTTGCGCAATTGAATGCTTAGTAAAAAACAACGGCATGCTACTCCAAAAACACAAGGAACCAAACAATGCTTAATCAATGTAATTTCATCGGACGCTTAGGCCAAGATCCGGAAGTTCGTTATTCAGCCCAAGGTACTGCATTTTGCAATATCTCGATTGGCTGTAGCGAGAAGTGGAAAGATAAAAACACGCAAGAACCAAAAGAACGTACCGAATGGGTTAAATGCGTTGCTGGCGGTCGCTTAGCTGAAATCATGGGCGAATATCTTAAGAAAGGCTCACTGGTTTATGTCAGTGGAAAAATGACAACACGCAAGTGGCAAGACCAAAGCGGCCAAGACCGATATTCAACTGAAATTCGAGTCAGTGAAATGAAGATGCTCGATAGCAAATCAAGCAACGACCAAGCAACGAACCAAGGCCAGCAAAGCAATCAGACGCAACAGCGACCGCAATCGTCAAGCAACCAACAAGCAGCGCCTCAATACAACGAGCCGCCAATGGATTTTGATGACGACCAGATCCCATTTTAATCAAACCACCCTATCAACCTAACAAAGCTCATCACTCGATGGGCTTTTTTAATGCCTGAATTTGGAGAAAACCATGCTTTGCCATCCTGTGTCTACTGTCAAACAAGATAAAAGAACAAAGCTATTCAATGGTGATTGCTTAATTGAAATGGAAAAGCTGCCAGAATCTAGCGTTGATTTAATTTTTTCAGATCCCCCTTACGGTACCACTCAGTGCAAATGGGATTCGGTAATCCCTCTTGAGCCAATGTGGAGTGAATTTACTCGAGTACTAAAACCCCGAGGTTTAATTATCATGACCGCAGCTCAGCCATTTACCACAAAGCTAATTAACTCAAATCTAAACATGTTTAAGCACGACCTGGTATGGGAAAAGCCTAACGCCACAGGATTTCTAAATGCTAAAAAAATGCACTTAAGGGCGCATGAATCAATTTTAATATTTTACGACAAACTACCAACCTATAACCCTCAACTTACTCACGGGCACCAAAGGCGAACATCAAAAAGAAAAACGGTTAGCTCAGAGTGTTATGGAAAAGCTATCTCGTTAACTGAATATGACTCCACCTCAAGATACCCACGAAGTGTAATAAAGATATCGAGCGACAAACAAAAAGCCTCATACCACCCGACTCAAAAGCCTGTTGAGTTGATGGATTACCTAATAAAAACCTATACCAACGAAGGTGATACCGTTCTTGATCCAACAATGGGAAGCGGTACCACGGGAGTTTCGGCGTTACGGCTTAATCGTGAGTTCATAGGAATTGAGCTAGATAAGAAGTATTTCAATATTGCGAAAGAAAGGATCTGTCATGACTGACAAAAAGAAAGAAAAAATCGGCGACAATTGGCGGTCTCCAAAGCCGTTATACACCACCCTAGACCGTGAATTCAACTTTGTAGCGGATATGGCAAGCTCACACGAAAACGCACTGTGTGATACTCATTTCACCGAAGAAGATGACTCGTTGTCATTTGATTGGGCGCAAATGATTAACGCCTTGGTTTTGGGTAATCAAACCAAATACGTTTGGCTTAATCCGCCGTATTCGAATCCGATGCCGTGGATCAAGAAAGCCAAAGAGTCACAAGAAAATGGATTAGGCGTGGTCATGTTACTCAATCACGATCACAGCGTTGGTTGGTTTCGTGAGGCGCTATCTCACGTTAGCGAAATTCGAAATATCATTGCCGATGAAAAAGAAACAGGCGGTTATTCAAGTGGCCGCATTGCTTTTATTAATGGAGACAACCAACCGATTAATGGCAATAGTAAACCTCAAACCATTCTTGTTTTTAACCCGTTCAAAATTGGCGCTCAAGTCACTAGCTACATCCCAAAATCCCAATTTTATAGCGCTGCATAGCGTATTTTCTTTAACTTGTCACCTACCAGATTGGTTTTGATTTGGTAGGTGATTTTTGTTTCGTAAGGAGTTATATATGAAATTAACGCTGACAGAATGGGCGGAAAAAGAATATAAAACACCACCATCAAAGGCTACTTTGACCAAGTGGGCCAAAACCAATCAAATACACCCCACCCCTCAAAAACACGGCAGAACTTGGATGGTTGACGAATGCGCACGCTATGTTGGACTACCCGATAACAATGCCACCAGCAACAATCCATTAGTAAACAGGATCTTTAGTCATGGCCGCTCGACCTCGCATCTATAAAAATCACGTTGAAAATTTATATCAAAAAACCGATAAGCGAAATGGTAAAACCTATTTTAGCTATAAGCATCCAGAGTCAGGTAAGTTTATCGGGCTGGGATCTGATAGAGATAAAGCGTTTGCTGCGGCCAAAGAGGCTAACTTGGTTTTCGCTGAGCGCCGCTTGGATACTTTACGCCTTATTATTGATTCAGACCCTAAAGTTGTAGCCTCATCTGGAATTAGCGTAAAGTCATGGGTGGAGCGCTATATTAAGCTGCAAAATTCACGCATGAAAGATGGCAAGTTAAAGCCTGAAACCGTTAGGACTAAAGTTTATCGTGCTGAGTTAATGACGCGCTACCTTGGCAGTAAAAGGCTAAGGGAGATCACAACGAAAGATATTTTTGATGTTATCGAACAATATACATCACGAGAAAAATTTGGGATGGCGAGAAATATCCAAGCCGCGTGGCGAGATATTTTTATTGAAGCGCAATATGCCGGTGAAGTAGATACAGGGTTCAACCCAGTGTCATCAACCAGAAAAGTGCAAGTTGAAGTTAAGAGAAAGCGGATAACGGAAGATGATGTAACTGCCCTGTTTAGCAGTAAATTATATAGAACCCGTCATTATCTTAAAATGGCGAGCAAGATAGCTATCACGACAGGTTTACGGCGTGGTGATATTGTTAATCTTAAATATTCAGATATAAAAGATGGACACTTGTTTGTATCGCTAAATAAAAGTAACGGCAGAACTAAGATAGCTTTCCCACTAGAGCTAACAAATCCATACTTAAATCAATCTTTAGCTGACATTATCGCCGAATGTCGATCTACTAAGATTGTGAGTAAATACTTAGTTCATCACACCAGAAATCAAATAAGTCGAAACTCTATTGTTAAAGGGCAGAGAGTAAATGCCGAAACGATCACTACGGCATTTTACGAAGCTAAGACTGAATGCAAAGATTCACTTTCTGATTTTAGCGTGTCCTTTCATGAGTTACGATCATTTGCTGAACGGACCTACCGAGATGCAGGATTTGATACTAAGATATTGCTTGGACATAAAAATCAAGAGACAACCGATACATATAACAACAACCGTTCCGATCAATATACATTCATCAAATTACCAAGTAACATGTGA